ACCTACTGGACCTAGCGGTTCTGCTGGTCCTACTGGTCCCGCTGGTCCTGACGGTCCTGACGGTCCAGCAGGTCCCACTGGTCCTGCTGGTCCAACAGGTGGTACTGGTCCTACTGGACCTACTGGACCCACTGGACCAACAGGAACTGCTGGGAAAACAGTATTAAATGGTTCTGGAGATCCTTCTGGTCCTACAGGTTCAGATGGTGATTTCTACATTGATACTGGCGATAATGAAATCTTTGGTCCTAAATCAAGTGGTAGCTGGGGTTCTGGAACGTCTTTAGTTGGTCCTACAGGACCTAATGGACCAACTGGTCCGACAGGTCCGACAGGTCCAACAGGTCCTACTGGACCTAGTGGTACTGGTCCAACTGGTCCTACAGGACCTACTGGACCTAGCGGTTCTGCTGGTCCTACTGGTCCCGCTGGTCCTGACGGTCCTGACGGACCTAATGGTCCTACTGGTTCTACTGGTCCTGCTGGTCCTACTGGACCCGCAGGAGGCACTGGACCCACTGGTCCAACTGGACCAAATGGTCCTGATGGTCCCGATGGTCCTACTGGTTCTACTGGTCCTGCTGGTCCTACTGGACCCGCAGGAGGCACTGGTCCAACTGGTCCAACTGGTCCAACTGGTCCTTCTGGTACTGCTGCTGGTTCTGACACTCAAGTGCAGTTTAATAGTAGTAATGCTTTTGCTGGTTCTTCTAACATGGTGTTTGATGGAACTAATTTAGATGTTGCTGGTTTGAAGTTAGGTGGTACGGCTGTTACAGCTACTGCTGCTGAGTTAAACATTCTTGCTGGCGGTATAGGGGTCATTACAGACTTTGATCCATCATGGACAAACTTAACAGAAGGAAACGGATCGTATGATTACAAAGCCTTCTTGCAAATAAATAATTTAATTGTTGTTTCAGTAAGCTTTACTTTTGGTAGTACGAGCGCTATGAGCACTAACCCTAGTTTTACAGTGCCTGTAGCAGTAGCAGAAACAAACCAAATAGTAACTGGCGAAGGTTTAGCAGTTGAAGACGGTGGTAGCAATTACCCTTTACTAGTAAACATGACGAGTAGTGAACTAGTTATTTATGACCAAGCCGTTGTAAGTAACAAAGTCATACGTTCCGCTGTGACTAGTGGAAGCCCATTTACGTGGGGTACAGGTGACAAGATTCAAGTAACAGCGACTTACTTTACTGGCACGCCATCATGAGTAATGATATTTGTGAGTTTCCTAATAAACCTGAAGGAGCATAATGGAAGTAGCTACAGACGCAATACTGCAAGAAATACAGGCACGTTATCCACAGGAATTTCTTATTAGTGTGCAGGCGGTGCGTATAGCAGCGTTGTTAAATCACATGAAAGAGTGTGAATGCACGCATTGTAAAGAATTTACTGGGACAGAATAGGCTTTAAGTAGGAGGATACATGTCAGCAACAGGGTATGGGTTAGATACTTACCAAGATATAGCTTCTGCTTCTTTGGGGGGATTTGCAGGGAGCGTAGCGCCAACGTATCAACAGGCTGCATTAAATACGCAGAAAGGGTTGATGCAGAACGAGTATCAGCGTGATTTGATGCGTAGGAATAAAGCTCGAAACGATATTGATATGGGTCTTTCTGAGGAAAGAGCTTATAGGGCTTTACCTGGTCAGTTTAATAGGCGTGGAATGATAGACAGTGGGCAGTATCAGCGTGGTGGTCGTGAGCTAGCGAGTAACATTATGCGTGCTAGGAACAGGGCAGATGAAGATTTTATGCAGAACATGATGACGAGTAATCTACAAGATGCAATGTCTATTTCTGATTTAGAGGGTTTGCGTGGCAATTTGACTAGTAATCAGTATCAAGCGTTAGTTGCTTCTATGGTTAGAGGCGCTGGAGGTGCAGCATAATGCCACATGGTGGACCACATGATGATGATGCAACGTTTGAACAGTTAACGCCAACACCGCTAGAGTTAGCGCAGTTCAGACCTCATTTGCAACTTGAGCAACGTACTGAAGATAAGCGACTAGACAATCTTACTGGCGGAACTGCAATAAGTCCTGCTTATCAAGATGCGGAATACAATCGTTTCCTTAATCAATACAGTCAAATGGTTGATCCTTCTCAAGATCCTATATTTGGTAACTTTGGAGCAAACGCCGACCTCGTAGCTTCAACTCAATCCCCTGAAGAAATAGATTTTAATTTTGACAGTGACGACAGTGGTGGTGGCGCTGGCGGTGGTGGAATAGGTGCTGCCTATGAAAACTACTTCGCTAATCAAGAACAAGCTGTTCAAGATAAGTTTGATTCTATTACAGGTTACTTAGATGACCTTCAAATAAGTTCTGATCAAGGTTTCGCTGCTGACATAGATCGCATTACTAATATGTATGCTGATCGTACTGATGCTCGAAATGATCGTTTTGAAGAAGCACTGAAACGACCTGAGCTTAGACAGGGCGCTGCTGTAGAAACGTTAGCTGAGTTAGGTATTCAAGCTGATCCTAGTTTATTTGATCCTATTACTGGAGCTACGCAAGATATGTTGTTCTCTCAGCAAATGAGTGGTGCTGACATGTTGAACACGATGAGTTACATTACTGAAACCATTTATGACTTTGCTAAGAATCAGCAAGATTTATCTATTGCTGCTGGTATGGAAAATGCACAGCAGAATCTTATTTCTGATATGGCTGCTATTCAAATGGCTAGAGATGCTCAAGCTATTTCTACTGCTCAAGCTGCTCAAGCATCAGCAGCAGCGCAAGCTGAAAGCGATCAGTTAATGCAATCTTACATCATAATGGGCGCTGATATTGGTATGAGTCCTGCAGTGGCTATGGCGTATGGTGAGTTGGGAATGTTGGGTGATGCGTATAATACTTACACTGATCCTAATAATCCTACGATGACGACTGTGCTTGGTGGTCAGCAAGTTCCTGTTACAGTGGAACAGTATATTGCTGCTCAGAATCTTGGTTTGGATCAAGCTGAGCTTGCTGCTAGTCAAATGCCTGAAGGTTATGCACTAATGGTAGACGGTCAACCGACCATTATTCCTTTCAATCAACTACAAAGCGTATTGCAAGCCTTTGACCAATACGACATTGATTATGGTCCTGTTCCTTTGGGAGAGTAATGGCTATTCCATCGAGGCAAGAAGTAGCTGACAGCGTAAAACTGCAACAACCTGAAAAGCCACCTGTACGGAGGGCAAGTCGTCAAAAAGTATTAGACGACATCTTTAGCGGTGGACCTAATAAGAATTTACCATTTGTTGCACCAACTACTTACGAGTTACCTCAAGCTAATTTTGTTGTTGGACAGAGCATTCAAAAGCCTGGCGGTGGGGGTGGATTCTTTGGTCTACTCGGAGATGTCATCGACATCATAGATACGCCAAGAGCTATTGTCGTTTCAACTATTAAAGAAACAGGTGATTTGTTTAGTGGTAAAGGATTCAACTTTGGTGAATGGTATAACCAAGTAGACGACAACATTATGATGGGTGAAGTCTTGCGTGATTGGGGTGTAGACTTACCTGGCCCTTTGGACTTTGCATTGGGGCTAGGGCTTGATATAGCACTAGACCCATTAACGTATGCTTTTGGTTTAGGTGTAGCTGCTAGAGCTGCTAACCCTGCAAGGTACGCTGCTAAGTTAAGTTCTGCTGCTGATAAAGCTACAGACCCCAGTGTGAGGAAGTTACTTAGTGAGGCTGCTGGTCGTGTTGCTGCCAATAAGTCTATTGCTGCGGCAGGACCAGAAGCCTTAGAGATGGTAGGTCTTAAAGCAGGTTTAGGTTTTACATTGCCAGGTACAGGTTTATTAGGTCGAACAATTATTGAAAAGCCATTGCGTAAGATTGCTCCTAAACTCGGTGAAAGTTTGGATGCTCGCCGTGTAGCACAGCTACCTGGCGCTAAGATTCCTAAAAATTCTCCTAACCCTTGGTTATATGGTGATGAAGTTCTTGATTTAGCTGACGAAGCTGTGCGTAGGGATGTTGTTAATACAATGAAACTTATACGCCAAGGGAAGTCTCTTGAAGGGATAGCTGATCCTATTGTAGCTGCTGCAAGGCAAGCTAAACGTATGCCTGTTGAGGTAGTGCAGTTTGGCAAAACAGGTAGAGGTATTCAAGTTATTAATAGTGCAGCAGGGAAACTGCTAGGCGCTGCGGTAGCTACTAAGTATGGTGCTACAATAGCTAAGAACCTTAGTCCTGAGTATGACATAAATAAAGCGTTTCGTGAGTTAGGTAGACGAGCTGTAAAGGGTGATGCTGACGCTGCTCAGGAGTTACGAAGTTTAGGGAAGTTAACTGAGTTGCGTGACAGTTGGGCTATTAAGTCTGGTCGTTGGGGGCAGGAAACGTTAACTGAGTTAACTGGGCTTTCTGACAAAGCTCAGAAGTTAGGTGTTGACCTTGATGAATTGATGATGCGTGTTTCTGCTGAAGAAAAGTTTATTGGAGGGGGGATTGCTCCGCAAGCTAATCCCCTTATCTCAGACATAGACCCTCGTTATTACACTGACCCTGATATGTCTAGTTTGTATGATGATGCTAGAAACTTTTGGGATGGTTTAGGAACTAGGGCTAAAGGAGTTCTTGAAGACTTCCAAGTTATTCGTGATGAATTGTACGTTACAAGATACCTTGCTGATGACGTTTCTTCTGATTTGTTTAATGTAACTAATGACAGTTTTCAGGTGTTGCGTGGGACTGCTACTAAGGGCAGAAAGTATGTGACCCCTACTGCGTTTGTTCGAGAAGTGACTACAAATAGTCAAGGGCGAGTAAGTCAAGGAGCAGCAAGAAAACTAGCTAGAGAAAAAGGCATTACATTAGACGAAAATTTCTTCAACAAAGCTGATGAAGAGTGGATTCAAGAATTAGGAAGAAAGTTAGATGAAGAAGGAGTCAAACTTACAGGAACATCTACCGATGGTAGGAAGATAACTAATGTTTGGTTAGGGACTCCTTTGAAAAATCAGGGACAGGCAGGTAAGTCTGTTCAACAACAAATGAAAGACATTGGAGAGATAGTCTACGGAAGAGACTATGTTGATATATTTAGTGGTGATTTCTCAGGCGTTATTACTCGTTACATTAGTCAAGTGCAAGGTCAGTTAAGAGTTCAAGGTATTGTAAGTGACTTGCGTAAAGCAGGTATTTTCTTATCTGGTGATACTAGCAAAAAGCCAAATGCAAGTGCGTTGTTTGGTAAGTCAGTAGACGATGCAATAAGAGATTTAGATGATATTGCAAAAGATTTTAATCTTGATTATGGAACTAAAGAAGTCAATGGTAAAGATTTAATAGATATAGAGCTGAAGATTGGTTCTTACGCTAATCGAATGCTTCAGTTGGAAGAACAGCTTACTGCTGCTGGTCTTATCGCTAGAGGTGAAAGTATAGATAATATACTTACTTCTCCTCAATTAACTGGTGTTGCACGACAGCAGTTGATTGCTTATCAGAAAGCAAGCCTTGAGGTGGCTAGGCTACAAGGGTTATCGCAGAACATTAAAAGGGTTGTAGCTCAATTACAAATGGGCAACTATGAAGCTGTTAGGGATTTGTCTCCTGAAGCGTTTGCGTTGCTATCTCCTGCGAAAGCACAGTCAAAGAGAGCTACTCCTAATTTGAAGAACGCAATAAATGATCGTGATGCTGTGTTGAACACGATGGATGAGGCAGTTGAGTTTATCAACACTGTAGCCTCTAAATTAAATGACATGTACGAGTTGGGTAACGCTATTCGTAGAACAATGGCTGCGGTTGAAGACCCTAATTTAGCAAAGTTCTATGATGATTTGTTGAATGAGTTGGATGTAGCGCTTGCTGGAAACTTTGAAGATTTGCGTTTAATGAACAAAACGTATCTGAATAATGTGATGGATGATCCTACTGTGCGTACAGCGGATTTGTTAAATGATGCTGCTCGTGAGTATGAGAAGATGATGCAAGGTTTGATGGGGCCAGAGATTAGTAAGTTCTTGAATGACCTTAAACCTGGCAGTCTTAAAGGTAAAGCTGTTACGTTTACGCCTGCTGAAAAAGAATTGATGGCTATAGCGAAAGCGTCAGGTAGTCCTGAGTTCGTCAGATATGTTGAGCGCATATCTGAATATCGTAGGTTAGCTCAACAGTTGCATCCTGATAATCTTTATCAGTCACTAGTTAATGCTACTGATGATTTGGCTAGGGGTGCAGCGAGTGGTGAAGGCGCTGTGTTGAGAATGTCTGATCTATTAGAGATAGATGAGATAGCGTTTAAGATTGATGCTTTAGAAGTTGCGTTGTCAACAGGTGACAATGCACAACGAGCGATAGCGTTGAGAAGGTTACTTGAGTTACAGCGTCAACGTCAAGCAGCGTTGAATGTGGCGAGGGATGAGTTGGATGCTACTACGGATTTTATTCGTAGAACGTATGATGAGATAAATCGCAATACAGAAATCACTAGAGGACTTGAGGCTAGCAGAGATGAAATTAACTTTAACAATGTTAACCGTGACGCAACTCTTAATAATAAAAGACAGGAGCATCTTGGCAATCTTCAAATGGATATGGACTCAGGTATTCTTCCTAGGCAGTTGGGTGCTATGGGATTTGAAGAAGCTCTTGAACAAAACACAAAGAGGTTAGATGCGTTTAATGATATTGCTAGGAATCTAGTTAATGATACTCGTGCATTAAATGACTTAGCTGACGTAGCAGGGGATACGCTTAATGACTGGCTAGTAGGGTTCACAGGTGAATATATGGGAGGAACGAACAGTCCTTTGTCTCTAAGAACTCAAAGCGTTTTAGGAAATAACTTGCTTATTACTAATGTTACAGATGATGAGTATGTTCTGTTTTTTGCTGAGGCGTTTCAAAGTGCTGCTAGGCTACAAGACCCTGCTAAATTTAATAAATTTGGAAAAGCATATTTGAAGTTTCAAAACTGGTGGAAAGCTACTGCTGTATCAACACCAGGTTTCTTTATGCGTAACGGCTTTGGTGGCATGTGGATTAATAATCAGATAGCTGGCGTGCCTATGTACATGCACGCTCGTGTGAAACTGATACAACGTGAAGCTGCTAAGAGAGCGTCAAAGGAAGATGTTGTACGAGGCTTAGATGAACTCATTGAAGACGGCGGTTTCAATTTAGGTGCTAAAGGTAGAGCTGTTGGCGGTCCTACAAGAGTATCTAAAGAGGAGCTTCAAATTTTCAGAGAGTGGTATTCTGCTGGTATGGCGCAGAGTGGTCAGGTTTCTATGGAAGTTAGAAACATGATGGATTTGCCTACGGCACAGCGTGGTCGTTTCGTTGGTAGTAATAACCCTTTAAAGGCTGAGTTTAGATTGTATTCAGCGATTCGTAGCGTAAACCAAGACACTGAGTTTATTCTGCGTGGCGCTGTAGCGCATCACATGATGACTACAGGAAGCCCAATAGAGGATGCGTATAGAAGTGTTATGAAATATCACTTTGATTACTCTGACCTTACTAAAGCAGATCAATTTATTAAATTGGCATCTCCGTTTTGGGTTTGGCAGAAGAACATTATTCCTGTGTTGGTTTCTTCTATAGGTAAGAATCCAAAGGCTTGGAGTCGTTTGAATCAGGTTAAGGGTGAGCTTGAGTTGCAAAGTCCTGCTGATGGCATCATGCCTAACTGGTTCCATGAGAATATGGGTATTCGAATGCCATTTAAGATTGGTGGGAGTAGAGCCTACGTCATGCCTGATTTGCCGTTCAGGGATTTGAATAGGTACTTGAAAGAAATGGAGAATCCTGGTGATGTGAAGGGTCTAGCTAAGGGAACTCTTAGGGCTTTTGGTGAGTCTGCTATGCCTCCGTTTAAGGTTCCTATTGAGATGTGGGCAGGCAAACAAGTGTTTGCTGATATTCCTTTGACAGGTAGGTATCAGCAGTTGCCTGCTATATATGATTTCCCTATGGCACGAGAGGCTTTGGGCTTATTGGGATTAGCTGAGAAAGCTGACAATGGTAGGTGGGTGGCTAGGGATAGTTCTTTGTATGCAATGGATAGTTTCTTTCCTTTACTTGGAAGGGCTCGACGTTTGTTTCCTAATGAGGAAAGCAAACAAGAAGCTTTAATAACTACTTGGTTTAATACTATTGGTGGTACGGGTTTGAGAGCTAACACTCCGAGGCTACGAAGAAATGAAATATACAGAAGAAACCGTGTGTATGCAGACATGATACAAGAACGGAATGACAAGTTAAGAAGAGAAAGATGACGAAAACAATAATAAGTAGAAAAGGTTGGAATGCGACTCCTCCTCGTAATAAATTTACTTGGCTTAATAAGAAACGAGTCAAGGGTGTAGCCTTACATCATTCAGGAATGAAGAATCCTCCTAAAGGTATTAATGCTGTTCAAGCCTTTGAACGGCATCATATAGGGCATAATGGTTGGAACGCTATAGCGTACAACTGGCTAGTAGATGAGCAGGGAATAATCTACGAAGGGAGAGGAGCTGGCGTTGTATCGGCAGCGACACGACCTTGGAATACTAGAACAGAATCTATTTGCTACACAGGTAATGGTGATGCCTTGGTTTCTATGCTTGCATTAGAGTCTATACGCTGGTTAGTATCTGATATTCAAAGAAGATACGGTAATAAGTTATGGGTTAAAGGGCATCGTGATCTTGCTCCAACTGCTTGCCCTGGTGCGTTCTTACATAACTGGTTACAAGCGGGTATGCCTGTCACTGAGAGTAATCTTAACAACAGGGAACGAGAGAGCGCTAAGACGCATTTAGAGCGACTAGGAGCGTCTTTAGCTAGGAAGCCTTTGTCTAGACGGCGTAGAAGCCGTGGTGAAGCTGTACGAGCCGTTCAGGGGCGTTTGAAGGACATAGGGTTTGATCCTGGTCCTGTTGATGGCGTGTTTGGTAAACTCACACAGCGTGCTGTTCGTAGCTATCAACACAGGTACAGGGACTTTCTTATCGTAGATGGGATTGTAGGAGTCAATACATGGAGGATGCTGTTCTCATAATGGGACAGTTTACCTATAGATTAGGAGGCAATTATGCCAAAAGGTGAAGGTTACGGAAGCTTTGAGGATACGTTTGGTGGTCAAGATGATGGTCAACCGTATGATTCTTCTTCTAATATGAATAAAGCGGATATGGAACGTGCTGCTAAAGCTAACGCTGCTTATCTAAGATCAACTAAATTAGGGAATGCCGTTGAAGGTGGCAGACCCTTCGGAAAGTAGGAAAGAATGCCATCAGTAGATACAGCTTATCGTAGAGGTGGGTCCAGTCGAACCACGACAAAGAAAAAGTCAAGTGCGGTAGGCACTAAACAATCTGGTGCTCGTAAGAAAACCAGTGGGGTTTCTAAAACTAAAAAAATGAAAACAATTAAGAAATCAAAAATGACTGCTACTAAAAACAGAACTAGAACGGTTCCTAAGAGTGGTAAAGGCACTGGCGGTAAAGGCGGTTCTCCACAAGTTAGAGCGCCACGAGCGCCAAAGAGTAAAGGCAAACCAACCAGAACGGTTCCTAAGAGCGGTAAAGGTACTGGTGGAAAAGGTGGTTACCCACAAGTTAAAGCACGAGGGACAAGGGGTGGCTCACCTCAAGTTAAAGCCCAAGGCTACAAAGGTGGTTCCCCACAAGTTAAAGCTCAAGGCTATAAAGGTGGTTCTCCTCAAAGTGCAAGAGGTCAAGGTTCTAAGGGTGGTTATCCTAGAAGCAAACCTCAAGGTACTAAAGGTGGGTATCCACAAGTTAGAGCGCAAGGCTACAAAGGTGGCTCACCTCAAAATGCTAGACCTAAAACTGTTACTCGTAACGTGGCACATGGTGGCGTTTACAAAGGTAATCAACCTCGAATCATAGATAAAGATAAATTTATGAGAAATATTCGTAAAGCTGCTGCTGCTAAAGTTAGGCAAGGACCATCTAAAGGTCGTTCTACTTATAGGAGAGGTTAGTGCCTAAGAAACGTAAACCTAGAAAGCCTAGATACTAATGGCTATGTCTATTCAAGACTTGTTAGCTTCTATTTCTGGTGGTCAAGGTATGTCTCCTATTAGTCAGGGGTTTTCTCCTGCTACTAGGATGCCTCAAGGTAGGGGAAGAAGAAGGGATGCACGTTTAGGTACAGCACCAATGAACCCTATACCACGACTTCCTAGGGAAGCTCAGCCAATGCCTTTACCTAGTAGGCCAGGTAGTGGACCTACACCTGCTACACCTATGCCATCTAACCCTAATGAAACACCAACAATGGTTCCATTAGGTGGTGGAATCCAAAGTCGATCTTTTAGGATGGACCCTAATATGCAAGCAATTATTGAGGCTGCAGCACAAGGCAGACAAAGAGGAAATGCACCTCAAGCAAGAGCGCAACGTTTTATGCGCTCTGATCCAAGTCAAATGTTGGGCATGGTCCAACGGTAAGGAATTATTATGACAGAACAACGTGTACCTTTTAACTTCAAAGATTGGTGTGAACGAGCTTGTTGGACAGCCGTTCAATCTTTCTTAGCTGTATTCGTAGTCAGTGATTTATCTACTCTTCGTAGTGCTGTTATAGCTGGCGTTGCTGCTGGCGTATCTGCTGTTAAGTCTTTGGCGAAGGAACGTCTTAAAGGATAAACATGTCTCACAATAGCCAGTTCGAGCATGAGTGGGCTGAGTGGATGGCTATTGAAGGTCTTGATATAGAAGACGAGATACAGCAGGAAATTCAACTCAATCTAACTAGATTAGACATGTTAGACGGCACGCATGGTCAGTGGCATGAAGGCGAACTTGGTGTGCTTATAGTCTTTGGGGAAGCAGAGGCTAGAGGGATTGTTAAGAATTGGAAAGAGTCAGCTAAAGGCAATTTGATTTCTTTAACATCTATTCTGAATTGGATAGAAGGCTTCTCTTATTTCTTGCAGGATTGTATTAACACTAAGGATTTAGAATCCTAGTTTGTCTCTGACTACTTCGTGTTCAAGGAGTAGTCTACGCATCTTCTCTGCTAAGGCATCTCTGCGCCTTGCGAATGTAGTCTTTGGCATTCCTAATGATCTTGCTACGAAACGCATGGATAGCCCTACATCTACGAGCATGTTGTATATCCATTGCTCTTCGTCTGTTAGTTGATTGAACATGTCTTCTACTGCAATGCGTAGCTTCTCATGTTTCTCTTCGTGCAGTTCTGTAGACATGTCAGGTTCAAAGCCTGGCCTAGCGTGCATGAGAGCTTCTGCTTCTGTTTCAAAGTAGCGTTGGCTAAGTCCTTGTATTTGGCTTCTTGTTCGGACAGGTCGTAGCGATGGAAACTTTAATAGTTTCAAACGGTTAAAGAGTTCTTCTCCCTCTACCCCGTCAGTCACCATCCCACGGAAGGAGCTTAGAGCTTATTGAAAAGTATTTCTTTCCTTCCGCAAAGTTGCCTAGAGGCACATCGTTTTTATTAATGATATTCATTAGTTCTCTAAACTTTACTTGTGCAAAGTTTTGTCGTGTTGAAGACCACACCCACAAGTACAGTGGTGCTTCTAGACCATCCCACCATTGCATTGCCGCTATCTTTTCCATCTTTATTTTTAGTGGTGTCTTGCCCATACCCATAACTTCTACCAGTCTAGTTGGGTCTGCTTGCACATAGTCTGGTGTGTATCGTATAACGTGAGGTAGATAGTGGAACTTGGTCATTCCTTCTGGTCTGTTAAATCCAAACCTAGCCCATTGCGTGTTGTGCGCTTCAAATTGTGACTCTGCTTCATCTCCCATAGATAGGAAACGTTCTGCGTATGTTCCTTGATGAAAAGGTTTGTTCATTTTTTCTTCCCTACTAGACGGTGTATTTGTCTGTCATCATCATAGGCTAAACCGTTGAGTGCGTCTTCTATACCTTTGACATAATTAGAAATGTCGCCCCGTAAGGGCGACATTTCCGTTTCAAGAGGTGAAACCGTTACGGTAACCTTATTACTCCTTAACACAATGCTTAAGGAAACTGGTCCTTCGAACTTCGGACCTTTATAGTACGATTTCACTACCTCTTCCCAGTCTCTTGTAGCCTTAGGAGTGTAAGCCCATTGCTTACCATTCTTGCTGGTAACTCTAGGTCTACCTTTACTCTTAGGTCTATGCGGGATTGAGAACTTGTATGGTTTAATCAAGGGCTTTCTTTCTAGCAGCGCTGTCTACTAAATCTCGTATGCGTTGCTCTCTGTCATCTCTGTCAGTAAACTTTTCTAGTTTGTCGTCTAGTCGTCTCACCCAATCCACTGTAGCGTCTATTGAGTATTCTTGCCATAGCAGGCTACAAGCAAAGCTAAACAAGGTGGCTGACCTGTCTTCTTTTAGAGTAGGGTTATCCCATATGCGTTGAGCTGAACCATAAAATTGACCTTCTGTCTTGGTCCCTGCTGAAACTTGTTTGAGTTTCGCAGGTTCAGTGGCTCTGTGTAGTTGCATAAGTTTGCGGTACACACCTGGTGGAGTTCGTTTTACTATAGCTTCTTTCGTGAACTCTTCTAGTGTGTAGCCCTCTACGACTTGCCTATCCTTGTCTCTGATCTTGGGATACGGTAAGCGTAGGCAGTTGCCTATCTTGCCTTCCTCTAGTTTGACTTGCTTTGGGTAGACTTCTCGAATGGGTACGTCTACTGTTCTGCACGCCCCTATCATTCCTTTGCGTGCAACTTGAGCTGATAAGGCTTCTTTGAGGTATACCCATACATGGTAGCCTTTACTGCGTGAAGGTTCTTTCCATGCTTTTATACTCATCTGATCTAACAAGGTGATCAGATTGTCTGCATGTACGCTTGATAGTTCGCCTTCGTCTAAGTCTACGGCTACCCAACTTACCATCCAAACGTTGTTCCGTTCCCATAGAGGGTACACGCCCAAAGGAACATCGCCTCCAAGATGTTCCGCTATGGCTTCTTGGTAAATTTCGTCTGTGATGTCTTTGGTGTGTGGTCGTACCCTGTCTTTCACTAAGGCTATTGCACCGCCTTCGTGGAGGCTTGCAAAGTCTTCTAGTACGTCTTTTATTCCAGCCATCGCTCATCCTCTGGTATGTCTGACTCATAGTATTCACGAACGAATCCGCAAGCAGGGTCCATGTAGTAGTCAACAGGTGGAGATGTTATCTGACAGGGTGGGCGCTTGTTCTTGCATAGGTCTAGCGATACGCTGACGCTATGTATGCGCCGTTCCTCGTCTGATAGCTTAGGGTCTTCACGCTTTCGGAATACGTTTAGTTGTTGTATTGCGTATTCGTCTGCGTTGAACTTGCCTGAGTTCATACCATTTGAGGTTCCTCGTTGTGACGATTTCCCTGATTGATGTACAAGTCCTACAGGTAGGTTCTGATGTTCTGCCCATTCTTTCAAGCCTTTAAGAACGTTTGATACGCCTTCATAACCTGATGCTTTGGGTAGTTGCTCTAGGAAATCCACCATTACAAAACCTGGTTTGCTTTGCCAGTAGTCTTCACATTCGCTCATTGCTTCGCTCATGTCTTCAAACGTCATAGCGCTAGGGAATATCTTGACACGATCTAGAAAGCCATCTCTAGCTTCGTTTATCTCTGATACCACATCTCGATCTTCTATGCGTAGAGCTTCCTCTACTTCAGCTAAGTTACGTTTGAACAGCAAAGCATAGAGCTTAGAGACTACAAGAATCTCAGGTTCATCAGGTGTGTAGATGACTCCGTAAAAGTCAGGATTCTCTTGCAAGTTTCTGGCGATACTTGATAGAAGAACAGCGCTCTTGCCTGAGTGCGCTCTGCCTGTAACGACTAAAACATCTGAGGGCCAGATGCCTCGCATCTTGGAGTCTATGTCTTGCAATCCGAGGTAGAAGCAGTCATGGCTTCCCTTAGCGTATTGCACCCACTTATCTACAGCTTCTGATGTTGGCTTAAAAAATTTGTATTTGTCTCCCTCTTGGGAGAGGTCAAGACCATTTATCCTGGCCTTGACCTCTTCCTCAGTGAGGGTTGTTGCACCCTCCGACATTACTTAGCCTGATAAGCGAATTGTTGTAGCTCTGCCCTGCGAGTTACCCAATCCCATTCAATGGCATCAGCTTCTGTCTGTCCCCCGACTTGATCCCAGACCTTTAATGGCACGTTACTATCACCATCGTTGATCCATACACCATAGTCTCGCTCTACCGCAATGCCACAGTGCTTGAGTGCATCTGCTGTGATAGAGAAGTTAGGATAGTTAGTTCCACGATTCGTGGTGTCTGTTGAACCATCAGCGTGTTCCTTGACTGTGTACACTCGCTGTTCGCCTGTGTCACCCATCCATGTAGCTGGTTGGAATGCAAGTATATTGAACGCTGCTTGCTTCTTGTCTGAATCCTTTCCTACACAGGTAAGTGTTCGCTTGTATGTCCTGCCTGTGATTTTACCACCTGAAGGTGCTGGTCTAGCTGGTGGTGCTGCTATGGATTTAGCCGTTGGACCACTTTGGCTACTATTGGTGGGTGCTTGCGTAGGGGCGCTTGACGCACTACTTGTAGCTTGGGGAACAGCACTTTTGAGTCGGCGCATCACTACGCCTGTGTCACTCATGTCAAACTCTTGACCTGCTTGTTTCAACACTTCTGATTTAGCCATCTCAAATAAGAGCTGTGATTGCTCCATTATTTCGGCTTCTCCTGTGTCGTCAACAGTGCGCTCAATCGTTAGTGAGTAGTCACTTGTCTCGTAAGGCTGTTCAGATATTTTCTGCGTAAACATTACACTTATCTTTGCCTGTCCCATTATTACTCTCTTTCTCCTTGTTTACCAAGGCTCTATTTCGAGGTGTTCACCTCTGCATTTACCTGCCTGCCATACTGGACACCACTTGGGTGAGCAATGCCACCCTTCCCATCGCATCGGCCAGGTACTGGCTTCATCAATGGTCAGTAGTGTCGGTACTATGGACCAGCAAAGTTCTATGAACGCTTGCTTCTCAGCTTCGCTTCTATGTATTTCTATCACCTGTAGTTTGCCTTTTGCAAACACGGCTAAATTAAATTGTTCTTTTTCTAATGCCCAAGTATAGGCGTGAGATTGGATATCCCAACGTTTCTTCTCCCATGCTTGATAATGGCGTGATGGATTCTTCCAATCCCATAGGACACCGCTCTTGTCTGTCCAGTCAGCGGTCCCTGTTAATGTGAGTTGTATTCCGTGACGCACTCCCATTGATTTACTAAACGTTTGCTCTACTGCTACTGGATCAAGTGAGGGCCAGAGATCGTTGTACCATGTAGTTACATTAGCTCGGCAAGTATCAACAACGGAATCGTATTCTTGCCTCCACACTTCAACGTCATTAGCGTTATCAGCAATGTATGTGTCAGTGACATCTATGATTTCGTCATAGTCTACATCGTGTTGTCCGCCAAGTGATAACAGTCCTGCGTGTTCTATAGCAGCATGGACAGCGTTTCCACG